GCACGCGAAGATCGAACCCTGCTTGACGCAGCAGCTTGACCATCTCGTCTTCGAGGATGTGGCCAAGGGAAAAGATACGCAGGGTCTTTGCGGGAAACTTCTTGTCAGGATCGACGGGTGCGTTGAGATAGCGGTACTGGATCCTGCGTGAGCATTCGTCGCCCAAGGACGATGCGCCGATGTAGGCTCTGCGTTGCTTTGCCTCTTGGGCAACCAAAATGGCCTGATCGACGATAGCCGAGATTTGTTCGACTCTCGGGTCGCTAGAACGGGATAGTTGTAGCTGGCCAAGCGCCAGTTGACTCAAAGTAGGCGCGCTCGATGTTTGCGATTCCATGTGATGCCTCGATCTTTTTTGCTTCTTGGATGCCGTATAGCAGGCTGATGACCTGATTTTCTGTCAGATCACAGAGGCGTGTTTCCCACCCAAACTTGCCGAAGAGGAAGGTGAGTTCTTCCATGGGGTCGATTGGCGCGATCCTGTTTGGCGCGCTTGTCTGAAACGGGTTGTGTGTCATGGCGACCTGTCTGGACTGTGGAGAGGAACGATGTTGTCTGGCAGTTCCTTGTTGAGGTGACTGAGGGACATCATGGACTGCCCTCGAATGAAGACTGTCGCTGTGCAGTACATGACATCGTAGATCTTGGAGAACTTCATGCAGTGGTTGTCGAGAAGGCTGATCGCGCGCTCTTCGACGATGTCCTTGTCATAGTCGTCTTCGACGAAGCACATCACTGGGTCGGTGAACGCTTTGAGTTCGCCGGATGGCTCTCGAACTGTCGTGACGATATGGACCTCAATCCTTGCCATTGGTGGCCATCTCGCCGCCGAGGGCGCTGTAAGCGGCTTTGTCTACCCAACTGTCTGCGTGTTCGAGGGTGACGAGGATGCGTGATGTCTTGAGCCAATCCATCATGAGGGCAACATGTGATGGTGTGAGTTTGCCGTGCGTCTCGATTGCGCGCCAGACGATCACGTTCCAGCCGTCAGCAATGCGCTGGTGCATGGAGAGTGCGTCGCCGTAATCGCGCGCTCTGTCGCCATTTATGAGGTCTTTGGCTTTGTCTAGGATCTCATCACGCTGCATTCGTATACCCCATTTTGTTGATTGTCGCGTCGATTGCGGTTTTGTTCCAGAGATAGCTCAGCCAGCACGCTGCCTTGTAGCGATCCCAAGAGTAGTTCATTGCGCCTACCATGACGCCGTGGCGGGCAAGATGTTCTTTCTGCTTGTCGCTCGGCGGCTGGCTGAGCCAACGCTTAGTCTTGTTCGCGCCACTGCTGTCTTCGATTTCCCGCAGGAAGTCATCTGCCGCTGCGGTGGCTTGTCTTTTTGTGCCGACTGACACGACACGGATCCTGCCGCCTTGGGCTTTGACGATGGCGATGCAGGTATCTTCCTTGGTTTCGACGACCATGCCGAAGCCATTGAAACCTGCGGCCATCTTGCAAGCGCCGGTTCCAAACGGGTCGATCCACCGGAACGGTGACTTGGCGATGAGGTCAACTTCGGTGAGTTCGAAGTGAACGAGTGTTTCCTTCTCTGGCGCACGGAAAGAGTGCCCGCAGTTGGGGCATTCTCGCGCGTTCTGCGGGATGATGAAGTTGCACTCAGGGCATTGTTTCTCTGGCGATTCGCCCGGCTGCGCTTTGCCATCGCTGCCGTCCAGATCGACGGCATCATCCAGTTCCCCATGGGTCAGGATGCTGGTGCCGAAGTCGATGACAACGCAGTCTTTCTTGATGATGCCCGGGTGGATTTCAGGATCGACTGTGCGCAGTCCCCTGCCGATCATCTGCACCATGGTAGACTTGTAGGAACATGGGCGTGTCAGAATGACGCATGAGACAGGCTGAGCATCGAAGCCTTCGGTCAGCACTGCGACGTTGACGACAACTTGTACGTCGCCGAATTCAAGGTCGTGCAGGATCTGCTTGCGCTCATCCTTTGGCGTGTCGCCTGTGACGACCTTGGCGTTGACGCCAGCTTCGACGAAAGCCTTGCAGACGCCCTCAGCGTGAGCGATGGTTGAGCAGAACACAACTGTCTTGCGGTCCCCAGCGAGTTCTTCCCACTTTTGAACGATGGCTTCGTTGATGACCTTCTTGTTCATGATCGCTTCGACTTGATCCATGTCGAAGTCTGAGGCGAGTTTGCGGACGCCTTCGAGTTCACCGCGCACCCCTACGTCAATGACGTATGCCTTTGGTGGGACGAGGAACCCTTCGCGGATCAACGTGGTCAGTTCGATCTGGTGCGAGCAGTTGGTGAAGACGCTGCGCAGGCATTTCGTGTCGCCGCGATTGGGCGTCGCTGTGAACCCTACAACTTCTGCTTTCGGGTTGTCTGCGCGGACTGCGTCGATCACTCGTTGGTAGGTGTCGGCTACCGCATGGTGGCTTTCGTCGATGACCACCATGTCGAACTTGGGCCGTTTTTCTAGGTTGTTTTGGCGCGATAGCGTCTGGACCATTGAGAAGATGGCATCGCCCTGCCAGTCCTTGACTGTTCCGTTGACGATGCTGGTGGTGATGTAGGGATTGACCTTGAGGAACTTGGCTCGGTTTTGATCGACCAGTTCGTCTCGGTGCTGGAGCACAAGGACGCGCTTGTCCTTCTTGTGCCGTTTGCCGATGAGGGCTGAAAGCATGATCGTCTTGCCTGCCCCTGTGGGCGCAACGACGATGGTGTTACCGTGCTTGTCGAGCGCCTTGCAGGCGTCTGCGACGGCAATTTCCTGATACGGACGCAGGATCATTGTAGGGTCCTTTTGCTAGAAGGATGGTGGTGGGGGATTAGCGGCCTGCGTCCCCCGGCGCAGTCTAGCAGGCTGGAGTTGCCATGCCGCTCGTTATCTTTTGGCCCACGCAGGGACAGCGCCAGATGTCATCATCTGCGGCTGCTGCATGGGCTGAGGCGCATAGGTCTGCTGCTGAGGCGCAGAGTGCGCTGCCACATGTTGTGTATATTGGCTGCCATCACGCGGCAAGTAGCCATTGTCCTTGGGGGTCATGGCGACCGTAAGCCGATTGGTGTCACGATAGCCGTTGGTGCCCTTCTTGATCCCCACCTTGGCGCAGATCTCGACGCCATTAAGTGCGCCAACTCCGGGGACGTTGCGGGCCTGTTGGGCCTGCGGAGACATGTCGGCAGGGTCGAGACCATTGGCGCTATCGATCAGAGCCTTGAGCGTGCGCAGGCCAATTTCCTTGGCCTCGGGCATACCAGAAGAGCCGACCTTGTCGCCATCGACGAAGATCTTGTCCCAGAACTTGCGACGGTCGTAGGGTCCACCGACGACAGTGAACTCAAGTTCCATCCACTTGGCGCGGGTTTCGCGCGCGGCCTTGAAGTAGTTGCCCGGGCCGTACTCGGGCAGGCTGATGTCACCCGGCTTGATGGACATGATAGCACGGACGATAGCGCCATTGGGGATGAGATCGAACTCGCGCTGTTCGCCAGCGGGAACTGCGTTGAGGTTAAGCATGTCAGATCCTTTCGCTAGAGTTTTGGGTGTTGGGGTCAACGAACGTCATAGGCCTAGAAGCGGCTGGAGCGCCAGACCCCATTTTGGCGATGAGTTTGCCAAGGTGAGGTTCTTCCAGAATGTCGAGCCTACCGCTTCTGTCCTTTGCTGGGTAGCCCCACTGGTTGAGTGTTTGGCAAACGAACGCCCTGTAGGGGCCATCGTCGCCTGTCATAACCGCCATCGTGATGACCTCATCCACAATGCCGGGAAGTTCGCGACCAGTCTTGCTGCCTTCGATTTGCAGGTCATACTGCTTGCGACCATACTCATCAGTCGATTCGTCGAGAATGCCGACGAACACGACATTTTTCGAACGAATGTGCTGTAGGTGCGTGAGCCAAGACATCATCTCACGCCCGTGCATACCGTAGACCGCGCGAGTGTCGATTTTGCCGCTGCGCTCGCTACGGTTTTCTGCCTGCTGACTGCACCAAGTAAAGCACAGACGACCGGCGACGGTGATCGAGTCGATGAACAGTGTGTCATATTTTGACATCATCTGTTCGGGATCTCCGTAGAGTTGGCAGACATAGTCGTAGTGCGCCTTTGAGTAGGCTTGCTCTTCCGACAGTGACGGGTTGAAGCCGCCAAGGTAGCAGGCGAAGTCTCGGCACTCGATCCATGTGCGCGGACGGATCACGTCAACAGGCCATCCTTCGATAGCTGCGTCTCCAGCCTCCAAGTCCATGAACAAGGTCGTATCGCTATCGAGTGTGCGGGCGAGAGTTGTTTTGCCCACACCGCTTTTGCCGCAGACGACGATCTTGTGACCGCGACGTTCTGCCATCCGCTCTTCGGCGGAAATGATCTTCATCACCATGTCATTCCTCTTTGACTTCGACGCTAAACGAACCAACGCGCGTTGTGCGAGCAGGCTCTAGGATGCGCCGCACATGGGGAGGCGCTGCGGTATATTTACGCTCATCGACTGCGAGCGTCATCTTGGCATAGTGCTGAGCGTCCTCAGCGCTCATTTCATTGAACGCCTGCATCAGGACGCCCTGATCCCATTCGACTTTTTTCGTGACGACAGCCTTGATCTCGGTGTTGCCGTCGAAGAAGTAGATGGTGCCGAAGTCCTTTCCTGTCGTGGCCAGAAGATCCTTGGCCTTGGTCAGGTAACGCTCTTCCAGTTGGGCGTCGATGCCATCGATGTCTTTCTTGAGTTCGGCGACCTTGGCTTTCAAAGCCTTGCGCCGCTCGAACAGTTCGAGCTTGTCAGTCATGGGATGTCTCCTCGTTGCTAGTGCTGGCAGTGTGGGACAACTTGCCGAAAACGTCAAGAGGCTTTTTTGACCACGTTGATCTCGATGCCGAGCACTGCCTGCATGAGCTTCTTTTTCAGTTTGAACTCAGGGGTTTCGACGCCTTTGGCATCTTCGACGATACTGGTCCAACTGCCGTCTGTGCCTTCGCGCTCGTAGGAGAAGTCTGCGACGTAGGTGCAGATGAGGATGCCATTGACCGCTAGTTTGTAGCGGGGCTGTAGCTGTAGGCTACGGATGACGCCAGCGCGCTCAAGGGATTTGAGATAGCCGTACCGCTCGCTCTCGAACTTGGAGGCGAAGCGGATGCCATCGACTGTCGTCGCCTTCGCGCCATACTTATGCCTTGACGCTAGTTTTATGGGATTATATGTTCGCGGCATGTTGAACACTTGTGAGGAACAAGCATGAAAACCAAGTTTAAGTCCGTTGGCCTTGAGATGCAAGCCTACGAAAAGCTGAAGGAACTTGCCGAGGCTGACCGCCGCAGCATCGGTCGTCAACTGGCCCTCATCATAGAGACGCTCTATGCTGAGCAGATGTCGAAGCTCAAGAAGAGCAACGCTCGCGTTGGGATCGCTGCCGTCAACGATTAAGCAGCGCCGCGCTTCCTAGGCCGCCGAGAAGAGAGGCTGCGACGGCAGGGTTCTGCGCGGCTTGCTCTCTTATGTTCGGCTGTGCGTTCATGCGCGGCCCCGGCATTGCCATTGGCTCAGGGATAGCGCCGGGCATGACTTGAGGAACTGGGGTTGTTGCGCGGCGCTGTGCCTCTTGGGCTTGGCGCTGCTGACTATATGACTCGGCCAACGCAGTTCCTTGACGAGCCGCTTCCGTAATCCCTGCATCAAGTGACTGACCGCTCGTCTGGGCGATGAAGCTGCTTAGGCCTTGGGCGATAAGTTGACCAAGAACCTCTGCCTTCTCGGATCCAGAAGCGCCAGCCGTCAGGGCTTTGTACTGCTTGTCTAGGTTGCGATAGAACAGGTCGCTCGAAAGCAGCCTTCCGATGACGCTATACTTTGCCAGCTTGCCAAGGTTTTGCAGCGGGCTAACCGCTATGTTTGCCGCAACAAGCCCACCGCCTTCGACAGTCTTTGAGTTGAATACAAGCACGCGGCCAAACTTGTTCATGCGCTCGGCGAGTTCATCGCCAAACAAAGCGCCCAGTTTGCCACTGCTATACTCATTCTCTAGACGCTTGCCAAAAGCCTTGAGTTGCGCAGGATCCGTAAGGAAGTTGTCGCCGAAATCGCCGATCAGGTTCTCCATGTAGTAACCACGGATTTTCTGCTTGGCTTGCTCTTGATCGGCGAAGTATTTCATCAGCCTGTTGATCGCCTCAGGCTTTGTCCCTGAGTTTGCGATCAGTTCAGCGGCTTCCATCTCAGTGATGCCAGTCCTGCTGAGTTTCTGGATCAGCGTGGTCGCCCTAACTTGTTGGGCTTCTCGCTGCGCATTGGCGACGTTCCGTAGAAGGCTAATGCTTTGGCCCATGTCGAACGGACCAGTGAACTGATCGACCGCGTTGATGAGGCTTTCGTCCACCTTCGACAAAGATGTCGCAGCCATCTGGTTGGCAAGGCGACGGATCTCCTCGACAGCCGGGACGCCACCAACCTTGTAGTCGAACAATTCATCGGCTGTCGTTCCGAGCTTTTCAAGTTTGTCGCGGAAGATCGTGCCACGGAACTTTGCAGGGTCAGTTTCGCTGAATGATGTAGCCATTGCCCTGCGTAGCCACTCACCAGCAACAGCACGTTTGAGTTCAGTGAAGGTTTGGCCATCGACTTCAACGCCTTTGAGCACTTCTTCTGCGCGACGAAGAAGCTCAGGGTTGTTCGGCTTAACCAGCCTGTCCATCATGTTCGCAGGGTTTACGCGGACGCCATTGCGGATCTCGTTGCGAATACCGCTGAGGTTGGCGACGTTGGCGATCTCCTCGAACTTCTTCATGCCCTCTCGGTAGAACTCACGAGCTTCTCCGAGAGACTGAGCGGCTGACCTGACCTTAGCGATACCGGCAGAATCGAGAGACCTACCTGAAGACAGAAGAGCATTCTCGACGTTGCTTGCATTGAGCACAGCGTCGATCTGAGAGAGCAGCGGCGATCCAACTCGTTGTACAGTCTCAGAGCCCGGGTTAGCCATTATGAAGTCGTTGAGGCTTTTGCGGGCATTGTAGATCTGCGTGAAGGAGGAGTTTGGCTTGAGAGACGCGACACCACGGAGCATCGTCATGGTATCGCCGATTGTGCCGGTGGGGACTGAGCCCTCGAATTGACGCAGATTGGCCTGCGCTTGGCGTGCCACGCTGCCAATTGGAATGACCTCAGCGTTACCGGCTACGTCGCGGATCGCTTCGTCGATCTTGGCAAACTTTGTTTCAGCCAAATCCTCAAAGCCCCGGTAGGAGTTGAAGAAGGCTTGATAGAGGTCATCGTCGATGAACTGGTTTCGCTTTGTGGCGCGACCAAGATCGTTGGCGATTCCCTCCAGCCCACGGATGACCGCTAGACCAGCATCCTTCTCTGCCTTCATGACAGTTGTGTTCGCCGTCTGCGCTGCTTCCATCAGGACACGACCAAGTTCGACTGGATCTGATGTCCCTGCTGTCGTGCGCAGGTTATCAAGTTCCCTGAGGATCGCTTCGTTGTTGCGAATCGTGCGCGGAGATCCACGGAATATTTGTTCGGATGTTGCCTGCGCGCGGGAAAGCAAAGCATTGGCACCAGCAAGCCCAGCAGCAGGCGTGATGCCGAACATTTCGCGTGATTCGCCAATCGTGCGCAGTTGGTCTTCTGACAGGCCACGCGGAGCAGCGCCGCGAACGCCAATTCCAAAACCTTTTGCGACAAGACCAACGATGCCTTCACCAGCACCAGCAATGGCAGCTTCTTTAAGAGTGTCTTTAAGGATTTCTTGAGAAGTCTGCTTGGATGTTCCTGTCGCGGCCTCGACAGCTTCTTCCACAAGATTGCCGCCGCCACCACCGACAGCAGCGCCGATCACAGCCCCAACGATAGGAACGGGCATAAGGGCTTGACCGGCAATGGCACCTCCGATTGCCCCACCAACCTCTGG